TCCGGAACTTCAGCAGCCTTCACAGGCTCCCAACCTTCACGGAACATCTTAGATACGTTGGTCGGATCGTTCTGCCCCATCACGCTCATACGGATGTACTTAAAAGCCCAGCCGGGAACGGGATTGGGTTCAGGTAGGATCGACGCAGGACGCCAAGTCATCGGACGCTTGGACGCTTCACGATCTTCTAAGGTACGAGTCAGACGATTTTCAGCCATTGTTATTCTCCAGTTTCAAGACTTCACGGGCGTAATGCTCCGGACTAATCCCTAATCGTTTAGCAATTGCAGCCTGAGAGGCCGTGATTCGGATTTGTCGGGGTGCAGAGGACCGTGTAGCAGGAGCCACAACAGTGCTGGTCTTGCGGACGGGCTTTTCAGGCTCTTCCGTGGGTTGCAATTCCTCGAAGTACTCGGGGAATCGTTTTTTCATCGTCTCATCGACTCGGCGGTAGTAATCGTCGCTGCTCGAATTTACACCCGACCGGACCAGTTTTTCGTGCAAACCCAAAGCGAGGGCAGTCATCTCCTCGTCTGCCCCAAACCATGGGTTCTGCTTCTGCCATGCAAGGGCTTTTGGGTCCACCTGCGGCTGCTGAACGGTCTGAGGCTGAGCCTGTGGTTGCTGTTGTACACCGTGTTCCGGTTCTTGTAAAGAGGGCCGAAACTGTTGAAACTCTTTAAGTTTCGCCTTGGCGTCCATGAGCGCTTCCTGCGCTTCTGCGATCGCCCCGGAGTCCTGCGCATCCACCGCCGCCTTGAGTCGTTCACGGGCGCGTTCCACTTCCGTGGTAGCCGCCTTGGTCGTCTCTGAGGCGAAAATCTTCTCACCTGCGCTAAGTCGTTGTCTTAGCAGCTTATTTTCTTCGTATGCTTGCTGAGCAAAGCGAAGAGCCTCCTCACGTTCCCGAGCGGCGGCTTCTTTAGCCCGACGCTCATCGTGGTAGACCTTCTTCATCTGCTTGATACGGGTCTGAACCTTTTCGGAGTATTCCTCAAGGTCATCCTTCTCAATTTCCTCGACCACTTCCTTGGGCATCGGAGCCTTATTACGGTCCTCTACCGGAGTGTCGTCTTCGATGTCTACCTTGAAGTCTTCAGCTTCAAGCTCTTGGTTTTGCTCTGCCATTATCCTGCCCTCCCAATGCCGCGTGGATCTTCCACAGTGCCGTCAACGGAATCGTCGTTGATGATCCGCCATTCGGTACCGTGAATCTTGATGCGAGTACCGCTGTAGGCGCGGACGACCACGAAGTCCCCCACCTTGCACCACGGCCCCGATGGAAACCGAGTCGGATCTTTGTAAGCATCCGGCCCGACCTTTGCGACGAACAAGACGATGGTCGTCTGCTCTTCGACTTTGACGGACTCCGAGGACTTGATGATCCCCGTGCCGCCGAACTCTTCCTCTACCTTGGGCACCATGCACAGCAACTTGAACCCGACAGGATCGGGTAGCTGCTTTGCCTTGCGCTCGGCTTCGGACAATGTCTTATCGACATTGATGTCACTCATCGTCTAACTCCTCGTCGTTTGCGACCTTTTGGGCCGTGTTTTTAATCAACTCAACTGCGTAGTCGAACCCCTGAATAAGACCGAGTGACCGGTAGTATTCCTGTTCAAATGACACGCCCTTTAAGACGTGTCCTACAATTCGTTCGCGCTCTTTCTGGAATTTCTTGATGAGAAACTCCGCAGCGGTATCTGCACTCATTCACTACCCCCGTCTTCACTTGGTTGATCGTCCGTTTGCTGTGCGTCGTTCTGCATTTGAGCGACGTCCAGTTTGTGCTGAGCCTTCTTGTGCGCCGTATCCACACCCGTCTTGACGACGTCGTGTAGATGCTTTGATGTATTGAGATCGTGCGTGTCTGCGCGGTGCGCAGCGTCCACGAGGTGCTTCGACTGCTCCAGTTGGTGCTTGTCCACAGCCTGTGCCGTACTGGTCATGTGAGCGATCTTGCGGTGCTGAATGTCCGCGCCGATCTTCACGCCTTCCAACTGCACCATCGTCTGGAGTTCCATCTCCTTTAACTTCAACTCGTCGGCCCGAGCCGCCGCATCCATCATGTCCTTCTTGATCTTGCGCTGCTGTTCTTCCTGCGCGATCTGAGCCGCTGCCTGTGCTTGCTGCGCCTTGATCTGCACTTCCTGCATCGCCACCTGAACCTGCTGCTGCTTGATCTGCAACTCTTGCTGCTGCATCTGGATGAGCGGATCCTGCTGCTGTTGCTGAGCCTGTTGCTGTTGCGCCGCTTGCTGATTCTGAGCTTGCAGCTTCTGGGCCGCTTGCGCCAACAGAGACGACAACTCGGACTCCGCTTGCGGCGGCAAGTACCCCAAGTCATCATCGCCCTCGCCACTGCCCGCCAGTGCGGCCTCCGGCGGCGGCGGAAGTGGTACGCCCAACTGCTTCTCAATCTCCTGCCGATACTTCATGGCGACGTGCTCCATGACGTGCGCGGCACCCGCTGCCATGATCCCCTGCGCTTTCGGATTCTGACCGATGACCTGCATGATCATCGGATCCTGCATCGCCGCCATGTGGACGGCGAGGTGCGACGCGTGGTCTTGGTACATGAACGCCTTGACGGGCTTGCCGTTCATGATCGCCATGTTCTCGGACACAGGATCCATCGGCTTGGCATCTTCCGCCAACGGCACGATCTTCTGGGCGTTCTTGATGCCCAGAACTTCGATCATCTGCCGGTGAAGAAACGGGAGATCATAGATCTGAGGCGCTTGCTGAGCCAACTGCATAACTGCCTGATACTGAACCACTCTTTGCGCCATAGTGGAGGCGTTAGGGTCAGATACAGGTAGTACGTCAACGCAGTCGTAATCAGAACGCTTTGCAGAAGCGTCGCCAATCTCTGGCTCATAGTCGTAATCCTCCGGGGTGTTGTCCCGAATGATCGCCGCGAGCAGTTTGAACTCCTGCTTCATGGCGTAGTGAATACGGGCCTGAACGGCGCTGATGACCTTCATCACGCGTTCAAGAATGGCGAGCGTCGTGCCGACCGGAGCCTGTGACGACATATCGGACACGTTGAGTTCTGACGAGGCCGCAAACTGACGACCGTCAGCCACCACCTTGTCCATCAGCGCCATCAGAACTTGCGATGGCTCCTTGTACGGAAGCGGAAGGATATTGTCGCGTATAGCGCCGCTGGGAAGATCGACATCACGGAATTCTCCGGGTGCAATGGGGGTATCGTCCCCCTTGACGCGCATACCCCGGGCCTTTAAGCCACCGGGAAGGTTCGATAGGGTGCCCGCATCGATCAACTGACGGATGAGGGAGGTCGCGGCCTTGGTGTGCCCACCGATCAGGTGGATCAAGCCGAAGTAATAGAAGCCGAAGCCCGGGATGTATCCGTAGTGGACGAAGTGCTGACGGCGCAGTTTGAGTTTGTCGTCCTCCAACCAATTGCGGCGAATCGCCAGAACCGTCGCCGTACCCTTCTCAATGGTCACGACATACGGCAATTTGATGCCGTCTTCGTCCTCATACCCGGGCAAGTCGAGGTAGCAATGCACTTCGAGGATCTGGAAGCGGTCGTCCATCGACGCGCTGAAGCCCTGCTGCTCCGCTTTACGTTTCTCGACCTCGTCCATGATGCGCATCGGTTCGCCCAAGTCCACATCGCGGTAGAACCCCGCGACCTGCAATTTGCGCAACTCGTTCTTGGTCTTCCGCATCCGGTGCGTGACGCGCTCCGCCGACTCTAAGTTCGCCGCGCCGTACGGGACGATGACGTCCTCCGCCGGAATCATGGGCGCAATCTGGCGGTTCAGCGATGGGTCGAAGTAGATCTTCTTGAACGCGTTGCCCGCGATCGCCATACTCAAGAGGAGGCGTTCGTGCTCGGGACGGTACTCCTGCATGACCTCGGTCAACTCATAGTTCATGTCTTCCTGAACGCGAGTCGCGGCTTGCTTCTTCTCCGGGGTCTCCTTGCCTATGATCTTGGTTCGCACCGGCCCTGCGGCGGGGAACGTCTCCATGATCATCTCAGCTTGGAACTTGACCGCAGCCTCTAATAAGAGTGGGTGGTAGACACCACAGGCTCCGGGCCACGGCTCCGTCCGCTCTTCGTATTTGAGACCTAAGAGCTGAAGCCCTTTGACGTAGGTGTCGAGCCAATCTTTGCGGCTCGCCATGTCCTCATCGATGTCACCGAGCAACTCGTAGCCCAACGACATGAGGGCGCGCTCGTCCATTTCCTCGGCGAGGTTGGCATCGAACGCCGGGACATGGTGCTCCATGTGCATCTCAAAGCCCGGGCCGGAGATGTGTACCGCCTCCGGATCTTCGATCTCCACTTCAATCGGTTCTTGATTCAGAGAGCCAAGCCCTTGCGGGGCCGCGTACAAGGACTTGTCGATGCTCATAGTATTTTCCTATCGTGAGTCGTGCGTCGGTTCAATCGGTGAGATGGACCCCATCTTATATGTGTCAGCCATTAGATCATCCTTACTCGACCGCCAGCGCGGTAGTTTTCAGGGTAAGCAACAGTGGCCTGATAGACCGGCTGCTGCGATTGTGTCGTGTCGTATTGCGGAGGGGCAACAACACGCTTGGTCGAATTCGCATCGTATTCGTCCGCATAATGGTCGCGCACTTGCTGATCGTCCCAACCGTGGAACGGCGAGTTGCCATGGACAAGATTCGCCAGACCGTGCAGTCCTGCGTTCAACCACGGCATATCCGTAGCCCCGAGCCGGTTCCGATCCTTCGTGGGGTCCGTATACTGCGACGCATTCTGGGCGATATACGCTTGCTTTTCTTTCTCTCGGGCTTGCAACCGCCGCTGATACTCCGCCTGATTGATCTCGTTGATCGACGGCGGAGGGGACATCTGCTGCCGGATATAGTTCAGCGCGGGTGCGTTACGCGGGTCGTTGATGATGTCCTTGTTCATGTCCATCTCACGGGCGTAATCAAACCCCGTGTGCGACACACCCTTCTTGAGGTACGTCGGATTCTTAACGGACTCCCCCGTGCCGTTCCACGCCGCGCCGAACGGGACGTTTAAACGATCCGCGTCCATCTGCTTAGCCAGCATGAGCGCTGCGGTACCCGCATGTTCGGAGTCGTGCCCGTAATCCATTACCTTCTGGTACAGGGCTTGAGCGGGTTTGTTGTTCGGATACGAACGCTGAATGTCAAAGTCGTTCCCGCCCAGATCGCCGCGACCTTCCTGTGCGATCAAGGTCATCACGTCTTCGGGTTTAATCTTCAGACCGTTTTGCTGCGCGGTGTACAACGCGTTCAGCATCGGGCGGCTTATAGGTTCGTGGATGTTCGACACATGGTCGCGCCACTTATTAGGCCCGTACTTCGCCTGTGCGGCGTCGTAGTAGTCTTGGTAGTTCGGCGTGAACACATGGGGTAAGGTCTCAGGCTTACCCGTCTTGTAGTCCATCTTGTAGATCTTAAGTGCAGGGGGCTTGTGCGCTCCGTACGGATCCCATCGATCAAGACCCCCGCTGTTTAATTCTTCCGGAGTGAGATACTTCGGATCCCCGACATAGGTTGGCCCCAACGTATCAATGTTCTTAGGGGCAATAGGCGGGTTAGCCATCAGTAGTATCCTCCTACTCGTCGGGTCGATCGGAACAGTTTGACAGGCTCTGGCTCATCAGAAGGTAGACGTATAAAGCCACCCTGCCGAAAACGCAGAAGAGCAAGAGTGGTACTATCAACCAAGTCGTCATTTTTACCTGCCGGGAAGTCGTTGCATTCTTCGATCACTTCTCGTGCCCATCGCCGGTCGGGTGCCCACACCATCCCAGATCGGAACAAGTCGGACACCGCGTTCACGCGGCTGATCTTGTCCTGACCCTTACCCGGAGTGAACTCTGTGATGGGTATGCCCATCCGACGCATCTCTTGGTAGAGCACCGCGCCGTTGGACTTCTTCTCGACGATGAAACTGTCAGGCGTCCACTCTTTGTACTGCTCCAATATTAACTCTTTCAACTCCGGATACTCCATCCGTTCCTTGATGGCATTCAGCAGCACGATGTTCTTGGTGTGCGTAGTCCGGTTCTCGAACACCCCCCATATCGTCACGGCGTTGTAGTCCGCGCGTGTATTGGCTTCTTGGGCGGCGTCAAGACTCATGATGAGGTAGTCACACTGCGGAGGGGTGTCTTCCTCCCACACGTTCCACCATTCGCGCTTGATCAGCGCGCCTTCCTCGCTCGTCGGCTCCTGCATGTACTGGGCTTGCCAGTAGCGCACGTCCATGGACGCCTTCTTGGCAAGGAGTTCGTCCAACTTCCAGAACTCAGGCCACAACGGCTTGTCGTTGAGGATGGCAGGGAACTCGACGACCTCCCATTCATCGGAGTCGTCGTTGCGCATCATGTGGTCAATGATCTGTCCGGTCAGGTCGAGCTTCGACCACCGCGTCATGACGACGATGATCGCGCCTCCGGGCATCAAACGTTGGATCGGACCCGACTGGAACCACTCCCACGCCGGTTCGAAGACATGAGAAGTGCCCTGCTTAGCCTCCTGCTCAGAGTGCGGATCGTCAATAATGAATAGATCAGCACCCCGACCAGCGAGAGCGCCGCCCACACCGATAGCGAAATACTCTCCATTGAAGTTCGTCCCCCA